GCAGTTCCAGTACTTCTTGTACCCAATAAAACTTTATCTAGTTTCGCTTTTAGCTCATCATATGACTTAAAGTTTTCTGGTGCAAGAAATGGTTTCAAGGGATATTGTTTATCCCATATAGTTTCGATTGCTTCGTCATTGTCTGCAACAGCAGAAGCGCCATCGAATTCAGATTTATCATAATTCCAATAACCATCAACTTTTCTGATTTTCAGTTTGAAGTTTGCACCTTCCCAGAAATCAAATGGGTTGATTGGACTTTCATCTTCAAATTCAGGTTTCATCGCTTCAGTAATCTTATCAAAGATTTTCTTACCGAACTTAAATAGTTTGATTTGACCTTCGTTTTCAGGATGTTTTGGATCACTAATGATTTGAATATTAGCAATGTATGATAGTTTTCTTTTTCTCTTACGAGCAATTTCTTTATCTGCCTCTACACCAGAATTCCATAGTAAACTATTTGCTTCACTAATAGGACATTTCTTGTTTAGAGTAGTAAGACTGTTCTCGATTAACCAGCCGCCAGGACCTTGAAAGGCATGAGACCATAATCTCGCCCATGGTAAATCTTCATCTTTAACTGCAGGTAGAAATCTAAAGACTGCATAACCATTACCAGTTTTATCTAGTTCAGGTTTCCAGAATCGATCATCTGCATAAGAGTTCTTTTGTTTTGTGGGTTCGGCAACTTTTGATAGTTCGCCAATGAGTGTGTCTAGATTAGACTTTGACCTTTTGAGGGCCGCTATACTTGTATTCATATTATATCTCCTTGTATGATTGTATTTGTATATGTTTTGTGCTGTATAAATCGCACATAGTTATTTATAACGATAGTAATAGTATTATTATAACATCTTTTGATGATAGAGTCAAGCGTTTGTTGCATTTAACCAAAGATATTCACCCTTATATTCATCTAATTTTCTCTCTAATATGAGTATTTTTTGTTTTAAATCAGTAATTTCTTTCGATTTCTCTTGACATTCTGCCTCTTTCGTGTAATATAATGACATATAGTCCATTATTCGTGTTCTCCGTTTATTGATCTACCAAGACCTGATTGTTTTTGTACTTCTTTAAAATAATAAGCTGTTAGAAATATTGCGGCAACTAACAAGGCGTGTGCCAATGCTGATATGCCAAAAGCATAGATATTTTCAACAATGTAAATACCAAACACAGCAGACCACATCCATGCTAATATTTGCATAGACATTAGTTTCACTTGCATCGGTGCTTTACTAAGGGCGTTCACCCTATCATTCATAATTATATCCCAATAGTTTTTCATTATATATCCTTAATCTTCTTCTTTAGTATTTGTTTATATTTTGTAGTATTATATTTTAGAAATGGTTTGTATCTAATCATTCTTTCATATAATTTCGGCCATAATACTTTTTCTGTTATACTTTTATTTAACTGCCTAGAGAAGTTAAGTATATCATCTAGTATTATAAATGTTTCAAAGTTTATTCTTTTAGAAAGAAAGTACTTTAGTATGTATGGATGTTGACCGTCTTTTGAAATGAATATATTATCAAATGTAATATCTTTTGTATTCATCTGTTCAATAATATAGTCTATATCCTGTTCATAATAATAACTTAGTGCCTCAATCTTCTTTTGCCATAGTTTAAAGTTCTCATCACCAAGTCTACCAATGATGTCACCAACCCATAAATTAGTATTAGTAACAAAATTGCTAACAAAGTAGTCAGCAACATCCCTATCATTATAAAGTTTAGAAAGTTTATGAAAAAAATACCTATCCCTTCTCTTAGTAAAGGTGCCCAACCTTGCCGTTGTTCTACCATTGTGTTTATGGAAGTCATAAGATTGGTTTTTGCTCGTGAAGTGAAGTTTGACAGCCAAGTAGATTTTATAAACTTCAAAACCATTCATTCTACCTACTATACAGTTCTAATTTGTTTCTTAATTTGTGCTATCAGTTTATCTTTTTTTAATCTTCTATCTACTTCGATACCAAGATTTCTACCAATTATCTCTAGTTCTTTTTTTGTCTTATGTTTAAGATCAGTTCTAGTAATTGGGTCAGTTAATTCTAGTACTGATTTTGTGAGAACCTGTACTGGTTCTCCTGGTGCAATCAATTTTTCTAGAATGTTATTAAAGAATTTATAAATTCCCATATCTTTCTCCTTATATTGGCAACTTTGCCGTTTTCTCTTTTAACATATTCAGTCCCTGAGCTTCATATGCAATTTTTTCTTTTAATGTTTTATTAACAAGTGATCTTATTGTAGCAGGGTCAAGACCAGTCTTATCACAATAGGATACTATAGCGTCCATATATGAAGTCTTTTTCTCTTTAACAATATTCTCAATTATTAAAGCGAATTTATTCGGTGTAATTATATTATCCATACTACTATTATATCACTTTCTATTTGGTTTGTCAAGCAGTTCTTTCTTTAAATCGTCTTTTAAATCACTACGCTTAGGTATCTTCTTATTAGGAATGACTTGTGGTCTATTCTTATTTGCTCTTGCGACTGGATTACTTTTAATTTTTTTCATCTTTTTATAAATAGTTTTATGTTCTCAATTGTCTTTTTAATTACTGCAATCTTTACCTTTGAAGGTATGGATCAGGCATACTTTACTTACCATACCGATATGGCATTTCTATCAGAAGAATTATGCGATAATCATATATCTAAAAAAGGTGAAGAAGTTATTGTTTCTCTAGAGGAGCATTATTTAGGAGAAGATAACAACTTTCCACCTACTATAAACAAAGATGATTATGTTGCCTTTAGAATCGAATGTCAACCATATATCTGGGATAATGAATCTTTAACACCCATGAGATATAGACCAGTAGAGCCAAAAGAAGAACTACCCTCCGTTTGAAATTGTAAAGTCTGCGATTGCCTCTTTAAGTAAAGGTAAATAATCTTTCTTATCTTTCACAAATGTTTGCACAGCACCATCTTCTGTAACCATAAGTATAACTACTTGCTCGATGGGTTGACTAAATCTTTCTTCGTACATTTCACAATAAGCAGAACATTGAATAAAATAGTTCTCACACCATTCTTCTTTCTTCTCTTTTGTGGATGTTTTAAAATCAATAACAGATAACTTACCATCATATTCAGCAATACAATCAACTCTACCTGCAATCTTATACTTGTCGCTATACAATGCGGCTTCTTGTAATACAATATTATCAACATGATCTAGTTGATCTTTCATTATCGTAAACAATGCAAGAGGTAATACTTCTTGTTTTGTCAGTTCTTCATTATTAAGATAGTTCTCTATCAATGTATGTACAGCTGTACCTCGTCTTGCAGCTGATCGCATTATCTGATTTGCAACATCATTACCTACATGGGCACGCCATTTACGAATACCCTCTTTACCTCTATCTGATAAGACAGTTGTAATAGAAGGATACTTCTCACCCTTAGGGGTTACATAGTATCGCTTGCCATTAATAGATTCTGTGGGTAAGTCTGGACCACCCCAAGATGGGGCGTTATGCTTGAAAGACTTTAGACTATAATTGTCTTTCATAAATTTATTTAATTGATTCATAACTGCTATTATAACAGGATATGACTAGAATGTCAAGCAGTTATTTTAGTTCGGAGTGTGAATAGTGAGTGCCTTGATCGGTCTTTTTAGCAGATAAAACTTCTTTTCTATTACTAGTAGAGTTATATGAGCAATGAACCCAACCACTATTTGGATCGCCTTCGGTATAAAACTCTAATATCAATTGGTCAAAATCTACATTATCTCTAATCCAAATCGCCAAGTCTTTGTTATCAATACCAGTGATTTCAAAATCTGCTGCTTGTCCTTTAGCGTGTTGTGATCTAGAACTTGAACCAATCGCCTCACATAGTTCAGGCGATCTATAACCACTTGTGATTCTAACAGACTTACCAAAATGACTTCTGACTTTTTGTAAAACATTTTCGCATAGTGCTTTCATGTTTTCTAAATGAACATCATTAGGTGTATTGTCAATACCTTTTCTAACTGCTGTATCTGATTTTGTAAATTCGTTTAAACTAAAGTTATCACTTAATTGCATATTATTTCCTTACTGTTTTGATTATTCGTTAATGATCTTATCACAATGTTTAGCACCAGTAGAGTCTGTTTTCATCACGCATTGTTCAACTGAGCAAGTGTATTTGTTTGTTTTGCCTGCATTTTTCTCAGCATATCTTTTTGACGCTAAACAAGTACTCAAATTATCTTGATGATACCAACCTTCAACTTTTCGAACATCACCTTGAAAAGTCCAAAGACTTAATACGACTACTACCTCAATTACTCCCATTAGCTTTCTCCTCTACATCTATTATCCTATCCTCATGAAACTGTATGGTCATAGCATTCTTTTTGATGTTAGGTATTTCTTCTTCGATCTTGACTTGTATTTTTTCTACACTACCTGATAGGTATTCTACTAACATATAGAGTTCTTGTATCTGTGGAGAAACCATGTCGCCTTTTGGCACACCTTCTATAAACTCGTTTGCTGCTTGTATATCTTTTTCAATTAACTGTAGTTGTGTTTCTATGGAGTTCAATCTTTCAATAACGCCAAAAGCAAACCACGCACCTACAATAACAGTCGTTATAATAGAGATTAAATTTCTAGCGGGCATACTAATAGAAGTATTTTCAGATACTTTCATATTAACCTCTCGTTATCTCTACTATTTTTTTTAGTTGTGTTTCGATTACACTTTCTC